CCCCGATGGTCAGTATGCACAGAACGTGGTCGCTGCATTCAACCGCAAAAAGGACGACGTGATCCTGGATGCGCTAATCGGTGAAGCAACCGTCAACGGTACTTCCTACACTGGGGAATCTGATGCCTTGAACAGGTCGTTGTTGCACGCTTTTAGACGTGACACAGACCTTGCTTTCGGTGGTGCCGGAGGGCTTGCAGGAACCGCTAACAACACTGCCTCCGCAACATGGTCGGGTGACGGCAGTGGCGTTACTGGAATGATCGGAGCGGCTGGCCTCGGTGGATTACAGAACGTCGAAGTCATGTCACAAGAAGTACTTAGCGGAGCGGGCACCACCGCTCAGAAGAATGGGCTACATGTCAAAAAGTTGATTGTTGCACAGGAGTACTTGCAATCCATCGGCATGGCTGCTGGCACGAAAGTACATTGCGTGTTGCACCCAGAGCAAGTTGGACAACTGCTGTCAGAGTTGCAATACACGAGTGCGGACTACAACGCCTTGCGTCCATTGCAAGCAGGACAGCCCGTTGACTTCATGGGAATGTCTTTCCGTGTTTGCAACCAGATCGTTGAAGAGTCGGTTGTGGATGCGGTTGCTTCTACCTTAGTCACCTCGGCCACTGGCAAGTACGTGTACTGCTACACTGAGGACTGCGGTGTGTTCGGTATGACTGACAATGTGAATGTACGCTTCGATGAGATTCCAGAACGTGGATACTCCTTGCAGTGTTACCATAACTTCGGACTCGGGGGCGCACGTATGGACCCGAAGAAGATCGTCATCATTCCTTGCACTTGATCTGTTAGGGGAGGCCCGTGGCTGGAAAGACCAACTGGTTAAGTGACAAAACGCTGTCGCTTATGCGTGGTACTACAGTCACGGGCCACACCGAGACGTGGGTAAACTTGCTCAAGACTCTACCTACGGGCGATACTGCCGCTGGCATTGCTGTCGCTGAAGAGTGGCATGGTGGTGGCGGGGTTGTTGGTACTGGTGGGACGGGTCGAATACGTGTGTACCCTGCCCAGGCTTCCGGAACGCCTTGGTGGGGAGCCACGCAAACGTTCGGCGACCTACGATACATTGCTAACGCAGCAACTCTGTCGTGGACTACCGGGAACATTCTTAACGGGGCCGCTTGGGTCGATTTGACTGTGCGTGGAATAGCCATTTGGAACTCTGACAGGGATTTGAGTCCACCGGGTACAAACGACATGCTATACTGGGAGCGATTCGACGACAACAGGGTTATAGGTGTGGACGAAGAGTTCATACTGCCCCCAACTAGATTCAAAGTGAGGGAGGCCTAATGGCTGGCACAACCAATACAGGGGAAAGCGCATTCCTGAACTCCGTCTTACGGGGGCTTACAACTGGCACCCCACTAGTCAATGCGGGCACCTGTTTCATTACGCTACACAACGGGACAGGTGAACCTGGCGAAACCGCAGACTTCACCGACCATGTATCTACGACCGCCTCTAACTATGACCCTGTGTCGTGCACTTTCGGACTCACTGGTTCCAGTAACACCCCTGCTACCAGTGACAGTCTAACGAACTTTGGTGTTGTAGAGTTCACAGCCAACGCCACTGGAACCTGGGGCACGGTAAACGCCTATGGTGTCCACCTCAGCGACACCGCTGCAAACTGTTCCGCAGCCAATATGATTATCTCTGGTACATGGACAACGCCTGCTGTAGTTACTACTGGAGACACGGTACAGATTGCCGCTGGGGCGTTAATCATTACATGCGCTTAGGGGCTATAAATGGTAGCCCAGGCAGGTTCGTGGATACGAATGCCCACAGGCTTCGGGGGCACTCCTGGTCAAATCACTGGAGTCAGCGAGAACGCTGGGTATGTACTGTCCAGCACCTCCGAGCAAATAACCTTATGCACAGCAGCCAAGGACGAGGGCGATGTCTTCAAGGATGGAGACAAGCGTAACGGGTCGTGTAGGCTTCAATCACGTATACGTAGCAGTGGTGATGCGTGGCTCAATGTGGGCAAGACCACGACAATTGCTGGCCCATACCTAAAACCAAACACCATATGCACGAACAATACAGTTGTATCTAGTAGTATGGCGGTCACTACTGCCCCTACTAGCGGTATCCCATCTGGTTATATAGCCGCTGGTAGGCAGCATGAGGATGCTAACCGCCTCGACTTCGCTTTAGAATGTGACGAAGGGTGGGTTGAGGTCCACTTTGCTCTAGCCATGGGCACAGGCACCGCCGAAGACACCACCTACGAGTTCCGTGCCAAGTGGTTTAACGACACCGGTAGCGTATTCAATGCGGTTATCTCACCGACTCTTAGATCTGCGTCTTCCTCCTTTAGTAGTGACCATTATTTAGTAGATACAGCAACAGCGACAACGATCACGGCATCCGCACAGATATCGGCAGTCCAAGACCTAGACCTAGCGCACGAGCCTACGGCTGTTACGGTTACTTCGGTCGCACAGATATCTGCTGCACAGGAATGGTCTCTAGTTCAAGGCGAACAAACAGTACTGTCAATGACCTCCTCTGGGGGTATTACTGCTACGCAAACATTAGGGCTGGAATCCCCTGACAAAGAAGTGATGGTGACTTCTTCTGGGGGTATTACTGCTACGCAAGAACTCTCGTTAGCAAGCACCGATGGCACCGTTGCCATTACTCCAGTCGCAATCATCACGGCTACGCAAGAACTCTTGTTGTCCAACGGACCTCCTGATGTTGTTGTTACCGTTGCTGCACAAATATCTGCTGCACAGGAATGGTCTCTAGTTCAAGGCGAACAAATAGTATCGTCCACGACATCCTCAGGTGCCTTAACTGCTACTCAGACACTATCTTTAGCCAACGGACCTCCCGATGTAGCAATGACCAGCACGGGAGCATTGACCGTCACTCAAACACTACTGTTAGCCAACGGACCCCCCGCAACAGAAGTTACTTCGGTCGCACAAATATCTGCTGCACAGGTATGGTCTCTACTTCAAGGTGAGCAAATAGTACTGTCCACGACTTCTTCCGGGGTGCTGACGGCCACAGGTGACTTGCTTTTAGCCAGCGCACCTCCTGGCACAGCAATGACCACCTCTGGTGCGCTGCTTGCGACCCAGGTACTCTCGCTAGCCCATACGCCTCCTAAAGTAGTGATGACGAGTACGGGAGCATTGACTGCTACAGGCGACCTGCTGCTAGCCAACGAACCTCCCGCTGTGTCTGTGTCGCTTTCTGCACAGATGTCTTCTGTACAGGTACGGGGCTTATCTGATGACGGGCAAATAGTATCGTCAATGACCTCCTCTGGGGCGTTGACGGTTACAGGCGACCTGCTGCTAGCCAGCGCACCTCCTGAAACAGCAGTGACCACCTCTGGTGCAATGACCGCTACAAGCACACTACTACTGTCCGACACATTCAACCTTGGTCCGGTCGTAGGGGTGACTTCCTCTGGGGCAATATCTACTACAAGTGTGCTACTTTTAGCCAACACGCCTCCCGAAGTAGCAATGACCTCTTCCGGGGGTATCACCGCTGCCCAAGTACACTCGCTAGCGCATGCACCTCCCGATGTTGTTGTCCTAACGTCTACAGGGGTATTAGCAAGCACGAGCGACGCTTTATTAGCGGGCGGGTCCGCTGTAGTAATGACCTCCACGGGACAACTAACTGCAATCCAGGTACTCTCGCTAGAAGATGATACTTCTGATGTAGTGATGACAACTACAGGTGGGCTTACCGCTACGCAGGTGTGGGGGCTAGATAACAGTCCTGCGCCTGTGTCCGTTACCGTCTCCGGTGGTATAACGTCTGCGATAACCCTCAGTTTAGCCTCGTCAGCCTCCGAAGTGGTGGTCTCCCCAGGTGCGGCGGATATAACTTCCTCGGTTGTTGGCTATCTTCGGCAGTTAAGGGATGACGGTGCTGTTGTCTCCATTGCTCTGTCAACCGAACGTCCTCCTAAAATAACCTCGGTACAGACCTATAGCCTGACCGCCGCAGACGGTCTCGTGACACTCAAGACCAGCGCAGCCTCGCTTACTTCAGTGCGACATTGGTACCTGATTGACGATGCCGACCCTATACTGGTACAGCCACTAACGGGATTCCCCTATGGACCCTATATATCGGCGGCTACACACATATTATCTGTTACCATTACGGGTATCGGAGACCTCGACAGGTCCGTAGACCGTGGTGGTGTCCTGCATCAACGAAGAAACATGTTTTTGAAGAGGAGTGAGTATATGGCAGTCGAGGATATCTGGAACATTGGACTTACGCAACTAGGTGTTGGGCTAGTTACCGGGCAAACAGACGGTAGTGCTCAGGCCACCCTAATAGACAGGGTTTGGGACGACTTCAGGCAGCAGTTTATTAGCGATCACGCCTGGAATGGTTGCAAGACCACAGCCGTCCTCACTGCGCTGGAGGACTCAGACTTCCAGGACTCTACTAGGTGGCAAAACGTGTTCTCCCTGCCGTCTGACTACATACGGGCCTTAACCCTGAATGGTCATGCCAATCAGCCTAAGTCGTCAGAGGCGGTACAGTGGGAGATCGAGATAGTTTCCACTAAAACCACTGCGGTAAAGACTAGGTGCTTGGTAACCAATCAGGCCACGGCTAAACTTGAGTATGTATTTGACGTTGGGGACGCTTACATTCACCTGCTATCGCCAGCGATGCGGCATGCTGCTGGGTTGGGTCTTGCGGCCTTTGTCGGGGCCAACTTTGGCAAGAGTGCAAGTGAGATCCAGATCATAGAGCAGAAGTATCGAGAGGCGTTACTCAAGGCAAAGGGTATTGACGGTCAAGAGTCGTCTGGGAAGTACTTCGCTCCAACCGAGTTGGTTGACGTAAGGTACAGAGGAGGGTAGTTTGTGGTATCCACAGGTTAGTTTCCGAAACGGTGAGGTATCTCCAAGGCTCGATGGTTTGTCAAATCCAGAGGTCTATGATGCTTCATGCCGTAAGGTTGAGGGTGCCATTGTATCGTCTAGTGGAACCGTAGAAAAGCGTAGCGGGACTAGATTCGTTGACGACACAGCGTTTTCTACAAGCGTCAACTCAGCGATCTACACTTCTGACGCTTGTAAGTTGATCCCAATGGTGCATGGGTCGGACATTTACGTGCTTGTGTTTGAGGTCATGTCGGATTCCACTGGTGATGAGGACTCCTGGGGTGTTATCAGGGCTGTGGTCAACGACACGTTCATAACTTCCGTTAATGAGGCTAGCCCGAGTTCTGTTGGGTGGACTACGGGCTACAACCTGCCATTCAGGTCCATAACGGCTGGAACTGACGAGTGGAACTATTGGCCTCCAGGCACTGTAACAACATCCGCTGGCTCAACCAATGGATATACAGGGTTGTTCGGACAGCACAACTTTACTGCTACCCAACTCCCTGATCTTCAGTACTTCCAGCACGAAGAGGTTTTGGTTGTACTGCACCCAGATGCAGCACCGATCCAGGTATACATTACAACTGACTCTGCTGGCGTAGTCAAACTAAGTACACGTCCATACCTATGCAAGGGCAGGTCTCCTGGGGTGAAGCGTTCTGGCGAACGGTTCTCAATGGTCGTGACGGGTCAAACTGATTCAGCAGGTACATGGTTTGGCGACGAAGTCGCATGGGATGTGGAGACTACAAGGGACTGGTTCGACGAGTCCGATATGTTTGCCATATACCGGGTCGGGCACGCACGGATGAAGAACCCCGCACCCCACCCCCCCACTGGCGCAGGTGACACAAAGCCCCCCAACATAGACTACAACGATTGGGGCGAAGACCTACGTGGCTTGTATGCAATGGTTACACGGATACACAGTTCAAAGAAGGTCGAGATGAAGACCGTCACCACACTCCCGTGGTATGCCGATGCGTTATGGGATTTTGAAGGTCTTACTGACGACCCGCTAGATTGGGATGGTCCGTGGGTGGCCGAACCTACCGCAGATGGCAGCATCTTTTATCAGCATACTGACCAACCAGAACCAGGCGACATGGCAGCCCCAGGGGGTGCTGGCTATGCTCCAGTTGCCACGTCCATGCTTAACAGTGCTTCCTACAAACAAAACCCGACACAGGTATTGCTACGATCCGTCGCACTAAGCGGAACTGCCGCAGACAGGGTAACTAACCTTAACCAACTCGTGGGATGCGTGGTAACAAAGAGAGTAATAGACAATGGGACGGCAACCAAGACAGCGGCACTGGCTATGGTTGCTATGACTGGCACGGAAACTGGTGCAAATCCTCAAGGCACTGTGTCTACCTCTGGGGATGGAGATCCCATTGCTATCGCCTACATAATGGCTGGGACGACCGCTCACCCCGGAACCGTCGATTACGCCACGTGGCAAACAGACACTCCCGCTCAAGATATAGATGGGCAAGTGATATACCGTCTACGGGATAAGCGTACAAAAGCGTTACTGCCAACGATAACCATGGCTGCCAAGTGGAACACTTGGTCAGATACCACAACTGTCGGGGCCACCCCAATAGAGCCTGGGCTGTATAAAAAGATACAGGCGGGCGACGAGGTGTTTCTTTATGTGGGCAACGTGCCTGATACCGACATATTCAAGCACATTCCAGAAAACCATGACGCAGCCTTTGACACCACTACGCATGGGGACGTGGCAGACCCTACAGTAGCGGGTACTGTGGTGGACATTGGTGGAGTTGTCCACATCAACGGTGGATCGTTCGCTCTGAAGGAAAAGAAACTAAACTGCTACGTAGCACACTGTATAGTTGCCCCTATACACCAGTCGATCACCTCGAAGTTTGAACTGGGGTGGTCTACTGCTGTTGGGTTCCCCAGTTGTGGCGTAAGTCACCAGGGGCGGGTACTGCTTTCGGGCTTCACCAAGGAGAAACGTGTTATCGTCGGAAGTGTGGCTGACGACCCCACCAACTTTGTACTTGGAGGGGACGCTTCTGACGGAATGCACTTCATTGTGAATGACCTTCGTGGCAGTCAGGTGCAATGGTTGGCTAGCGGGAAGGATCTGATAATCGGGACAGACTCCGCAGAGTTCTCAATCACTGGTTCCCCCCTATCACCACTCAGTATTGGCGTTGATAGGCAATCGGCGTATGGTTCGGCAGGGGTCAGGCCAGTAATCGTCGGCAACCTACTATTGTACACCCAAAAGGACCGAAAAACAATACGAGCAATGCAGTTCAACTTTGCTAATCAGAGGTATGTCAGTAAAAACATAACCTTGGGCCATGAACACCTATTTAACGCCGGGACTATTACGGACATGATCGTGTGGGAGGGAGAAGAAGACCCTGTTATCATGGTCAGGCTGTCTGATGGGGAGGTTTTGGCATGCCGAGTAAATGAGACTGCCGGGTTCTTTGGGTGGTCAAGAATGAAGTTGCCGCCATGCTCCGCTATATGCCCCTCAAGAACTCAGGCAAAGTTAAAGGACGACTTTTATGTATCGCTTGAGGACACTGGTAAGTACCGTTTGGCTAGATATGAGGATAGCCTCTTCATGGACGAGGTGCTTACCCCCAACACCACCACATATGCCGATCCTAACCTGACAATAACACTGCCAACTGACTCCCACCTGAATGGCACCACGGTGTCTGTTATACTAGATGGCCTATATCGTGGTGAGTTCGCTTGTAGTGCGGGTGGGGTTATCGTGGTGGGGACTGAGTCTGCGATAACTGCCGCAGCGAACGTACTGGTGGGTAAGAAGATCAGCATGGTTATCCAGCCAAGGGTTCCTGAGTCAGCGGGCACCCCAAGGAGTCCCAGCACCCTCGGTAGGAACAAGAACATATCCTCAGTTATAGTCAATCTTAACAACTCACGTGGTGTAAAGGTGAATGGGTACGAAGCCGACATGGAGTTCAAGACCGTTTCCGACATTCCTATACCCACTGCCGTACAAGGGTGGTTTGAGGTGCCTGTTGCTGGATTGTACGGGACACAGCCTATAGTGGAGTTGTCCTCGGATCGACCGTATGGTGCGGAAATCGTTGGGGTTAGCATAGATATGAGTGTGGAGGGATAATGTCAGAAGAATGGGAAGGTGCTATAGACACGGGCATGAGTGCGGCTTCGCTGGGGGCCACGCTATCAATGTCATGGATGGGGCCAGCGGGGATTTTAGCGGGATTCGCTCTGGGCCATAGGGCTAAGAAGAAGCGCAAAGAGAAGGAAGCGGAGGAGCGTAAGCAGAAGGCAAACACCATGCTCTCCGCTGCCTACGAGCGTGGACGTGTCACACGAAAAAAGGCTGCCAATGACCGCTCGAAGTACGCAGGTGCTGGCGTGTCTACCCGTTCAGGTTCTGCTGCCTCAGGTGAGGGTGGGACCGTTAGGGAAGGCATCTATCAAAGTACTGCCATGCTTGCGGGCTTGCCGAAGGGGCACAAGATGAGGAACCCAGCGATGTTCGGGAGGGCTTAATGGTACAGGTCAACCTAACCGGGCCTAACTACCAAGAGGCTGTGGAAACCCAGGACGAGTCCCTTATAAGGGACAAACACCAAGAGTACCAGAGTGCACTCAACTCCATAAGCACCCTGAACACTCTAGTCAAGGGTGGTGGGGAGATTCTGGACAAGTTATCGTCCGACCACTTTAACAAAGCACTGCAAGGTGAGGCGGGTGAGTTCCTTCAAGAGGCTGCTGTATTCGAGCAGGGGCAGAGTGCTTCAGAGTTGGGCGAACTGGACCCTACTGGGGAACCAATGCCACCTAACATGGACGAAGCGAAAAAGAAGTTCGACGAGAAGTTTGAAGACCTAGTCAAGGCGGCACCTTGGGCGTATAGAGGAGCACTGCGAGGCAAGAAGGGAGAACTAAGAGGGAAGTACCTGGATGCGGTAGAGGATATCGCCATAGATGAGCGGGACGTTGCCCTTTCACAAATGAGATCAGACACAGGGACAACAGAGGATACAGCAAGGCTTGTTTCGTGGAAGCGTGGGATCAGGGATATCCGCCTCCGGTATAACGCAGTACAGGAAGCGTCTCTTGAGTACGGTACCGCACTGATTAATGAAGAAGTTGATCCTTACGTTGCACACGGCAGGCTTGATGAGTTCATCGGCAAGGCTAACCTTGTGGCGAACGGAGGCACGGACGACGTTGGAGTTCACGACTTGACCGCTGCCACCGAAAAGGACTTGCGTGCTTATGCTTTTGCTAGGGCTGAAGGGCAGGCATTGTCCCCCAACGGGCCGGGCACACATGCAGTAGGCGTGCTGCTTCGTAAGGCTGATGATGCGGAAAAGAGCATTCGTGCGGTCAATGCTTTCATACCACGCCTAGACCCAACGGACACTAAGGCGATCAGGTTTATCAACGTTGCTAAGTCAGCCGAGCGTATACACAACACCAGTGTCGGGGGACTCGTAACCAGTGGAGACATCTCGACTGTATTGAATAGCCTTACCGATCACGTCGATATGGTTATACGAAGCGGGGATCAAAGATCGCTTGACCTGTTGTTGTCTACCGTGTTCCGTGATTCGACCAATATCAATGTGAACGAATCTTTTGGCTCAACGCTCGTTGATCTACAACTGGGTTATGAACGTGAGGTAGCCCTACTACCGGAGGGTGACACCAGGACAGCAATACAATCCATGCTGAATAGCATTAAGAGCCTAAGGGGCAGGATCATAGTTCCGGCCACTTCCGGCAAGGGGGGCGGGGCAGCGTCCACTCGTACCGTCCCTAGTGAAGAGCAAATCGTGGCGGCTGGCGGTATCAAGGAGTACCTCAACGGCAAAGAACTACCCAGCGTAACTGAGTACCCCAACCTGTGGTCGAGCCTCACCGAGAAAACCACCTCCAATCAACGTAGGTTTCTTGGTGCTGTGTATAGTCACCTAACCTCCATGAAAGGTGGGGACACGCAGGAGAACTTCATGGACTTGATGGCAAACATCAACGACGCACTGGGGGCACCGAATTCCATAATGATGTTTGAGAACGGTAACCTGCGTGTGCTGACACCACTTGAGAACGGTGCTTACCGTGACTACTTTAGCACCCTACAGTTTGAACTGATTGAAGGCACAGACGGTAGACCCGACAGCCTTGTGCTACTACGTGGACCAGTGATTAAAGAGGAGAAGCGGGCTGCTGGAACCATTGGTGCTAACCCCGCTGGTGCAGGTACCGATACTAATGGTCAACCAAAGCCTGACATGGCGCAAGTTGGTGCCCCCGTTGAACAGGTGATAGAAAAGGCAGTTGAGGCAATGGGGACTGTCCCGAATCCTGAACGTGCCAGTGCTGTAGACAACATAAATAGAGGCTTGATAGACCTTGCCGTGGAGGCTATGGAAGAGGATCGGCGGGCATCAGAAGGAGTCGAGCCCGTTCCTGTGGGCACGACTGTCCTCGCTACACTCACACTGGGACGCTTACTTGGTAAGGCCGGAGGAGATGGAAGGGCTTTACGACTGTTAGAAACTATGGTTTCGCAGGATCGTGGTGGTCTTGTGAAGTCGGGGTTGAGCATACTTGAAAAGATGACTAGAAACCCTGATCCCGCAGCAATAAAGGAGTTCCTGACAAACACTCCGCTAGGTAAGAAGGTCGCAGCGAACCTTGGAGAAGCGGCGTTAGAAACCCTGGATTTCCAAGGCGGGGCAGAGAAGGTAAGGAAGGCCATAAAGAAGGAGATGTGGAAGTCCATAAGGGGCGGATTAAAGTGGGGTAGACCCATTACTACTGGTCCGTTTAAGGTTCTTTGGTCTATGGCAAAAGGGACATATGGAAATGTGCTCGACCCAGTAGGACGTGGTGTCGGTAGTAAGATCGCTAAATCGGCTGTTGGAAAATGGGTCGGCTCCGAGTTTATGAAACACCTCAGAAATCCCATGACAATCGTAAAGGGGATGTGGCGGCTGGTTAGTCTGCCGTGGCTCGCTGCGGAGCAAGTCACACTTCAAGCAGCGTACTCAGCGGAGCGGGGGGTTCATTCGTTTGATGAACGTGAGGAAGAACAAAGAGAGATCATTGATAAGCGTGGGGTAGACCCGTCAGGTCGTAGCGACTTAGACGTATTGGCATCTATAATGTATGAGGCTGGTGCAACGGCCCCTGGAACCTTCGGCCTCTCTACAGACAGGCTTATCACCGATAGTGGGCCTTATGCCCCTCAAGGGTTTGATGAATACATGGCTTCTTATGCATACGGGATTGCGAACTTCGTTACTACCGGAGAGTACAACCCACGTGCAGCAGCCCTGGGCAGGGCGGGAGCGACTTCTGCTGTTGTAAAGTCAGGGTCATACACGGAAGTATCGGATCGACTGTTTGAAGAGTTGTACCCAATCAAGACAAATGCTTATCGCACGAGGGCGGAAGGTTTCAACACAGACGTTGAGGAGATGCAGGGGTTAGCCGCCAACTTGGGCATGTTGCTGCCGTATCACCCTGGCGAACCAGACCATACAGAGCCTCCTGAATCTTACCCGGAGCCAAGCGGCACCCGCCTGTTAGGAACCAACAAAAGGTGGAACGAAGATAACACATACATTGTCTTTGATAGGGCAGGTGACCGTGAGCGTTTCGGGGACAAACTATTTGAGTACGTCACCGAGAATCCGGGAGACCATGAGGCGGCCACCCTAGCCAAGGAGCACTTCTCAATCGGCGGCTGGACCCAGCAGCACGTACTCGCATTTGTGGACATGCTGCCCCAAGGAGGGGTGCCCCTGCACGAGATCTTTAGTGACGAAAACCTTACAGATTTGGGCAAGGCCGCTTTAGAAGCACAACTTGGCGCATCGCCCGACTTCAAGACGGTAGCAGTGATGCTTGAGAGTCTATTCGCTGAAGAGAAGTGGGATGAGTTGGGTGATTTCCTGGAGCCCATCGTGTCGAATCCAAAATCGCACACGTATTTCAAAAGTCTACTTCCGCCAATGCCAGAGAACTCCGCAATGATCCGCATTGAAGGTCTTAGCCTGAACGCTAACCAGGAGTTGTCATGGAAGATGGTTCCGAATGAGCAGACGTACCACTTCCTTGTTTGGCGTACACTGAAGGAGAGGATGCTAGAGACCGCCGGGGTAGACCCAGTCCCACTCGACGACGTAGAACGTGCGGCTGCTATGTCTTCCGATTGGATAGAGTACCAAGAGAATGCGTTAACTGACGAACACATGCGTGGTTGGCTAGACCCTGGAGAGTGGGACGAAATGGCGCAAGATGTGGCTACCACTATTGAGGCAAGGTATGGTGCCAACTTCGATAACCTTAACTCCGCAGACGGAAGGTCTCCAGGTCAAGTTGTCCGTGACTCAACAGATCGCTTGAAGGTATCAGCAAGACTTAATGCCAAGCAAGACGAGTTGGCTAGTTCTTGGGAGCGGTCAAGTGGGGAGGCAGGACACTATGGGGACTGGGTTACGAACGCACTCAAGGGGTCGCATGAAAATGCCACACTCCACCCCAGCCAACGTGGTAGGGCATCAAAACTGGAGGTCAAGCGCACGATAGAACGGCTTGATGACATCATATTGGGCATGGAAGCGGCTGCTAAAATGACGGAGGCAGATCGGGCAGGTACACCTGGGTTGAAGGATGTGAGTTTCAAGTGGCACGAAACACCCCTTGATTACACAGGGCATGGAGGCTTACCGATTCGTGAAGCCTTCGTCACACAAGATACGCAAAGGGCTGCTCAAGGACAAGGCCACTTACGCTTCAGTGCTATGGTTAAAAACGAAGACGGTAGTGCTACTAGGAAGTTCATCTCGATAATCAAACTAAAGAGGGGGGTGGAAATCTTGCGTAGGCACCAGAGGTTAACCTATCTAATAGAAGACCTAGACTCGTTGAATGCCGAGGCGGGGGCAAAGTGATTACCCAGGACGCAAACGGGGAACCATACGAGCCTTTCGGGTTCACTCCAAGGCAGAGGTTCGAGTGGAATAACGGGGTTGACCTCCATGGGCAGGACGCAATGATGCGTACTCTCCCTAGTAGGGGCGACAACACCGCTGGGTTCATGGAGTCGTGGTGGGCCTATGCAGCAACAGACCTTTGGATGGCTGACCTGCTCACGGACACACTATCAGGTAACGCTAGTTCTATACCCTATGGGACGAACCCTACGTTAAAGGGTCTTGGTAAGATTGCAACCTCTCTCTTCACCTTACCAATAGCAGCACTTGATCCGTTCCACACTCAAGAACAGTACAAGAAGACCGTTGACGATGCGTACTACAGCGCAGTCTATACCGTCACTAAACTCTTCGGTGACACTCCGGTGAAGCCTATGTCTATGGAGGAAGCCTTCCTCACGATACCCGATGAGTTGAAGGACCACCCCGATACGATTTCCATTCTACGCCTTGCCGATCAGGTTGGTAGGCTAGAGTCGGCGGGCCACCGTAAAGCCATGGTCGCCTCATGGCTGAGTGAGGCACAGAACAGGTCTATACTAGAAAGAACACCGTGGTACAACGCACTGCTCGTAGGGCTGCTGAGTCTACCAGTAGATCTATCTGCCTGGGCCGACCTATTCCTTACTAATAAGTTAATGAAGGCTGGCATAATCACACGAGAAGTGGTAGGCAGTGCCACTAAACATTACGGCAAAACTGTAGTCGCTGGCATGGCTACTGGTGCCGTGTCTGGTACAGCCCGGGAGTACCTGCTCTGGCAAGGACAGGAGTTGCGTACCGTAGAGATGGCTGTGCAGGCTGTAGCAGTAGAGACGGTTCTCGGTGGCTTCATAGGTGCTGGAATGGAGTTCATGGGGCACGCTTGGACTAGGTCCGCTGCACGTAGGGCTTCCAGTGAGTCAACTGGTGGTGCCATAGATCCACAACTGCCAGTACCTACGGTAGAAGACCTTCGGTTGGTGACTCCCTTGTCAAGGTCAAGCATAGAGGTTGGGTTCATAGATAACGCTTACGCAGAGCATGGTGTCGGTGACCTTGGCGGTAACACGTGGATAAAGGACGAGTACCGAAAACAACTATCCAAGCACAAGCGGGACTCATTAGAGACCAGAAGGCGACTAAGGAATGACGAGCCTGAACCGTCCGTCACTGACGAGGGGGACAGGCTATGGGGTGAAGACCCTCCCGAGCAAGCAACTCCAACCAGGCCCGAGCCGATCCCTCTTGAGCAAGCCTGGGAATGGACCACGCTGACTGTTGAGGAGTGGGCGATATGGGATGCCAAGGTAAGGAACATGATTGCTAGGCACACACTTGACGGAGTCAACTTTGCTCGACCCTTCCTGCAAGAGGGCAACCAACCAGGGCTACCCGGTATGTCAGACCCCACCATTGAGGCAGACGCTGCCATTAGGTTGGCAGAGGTTGAGGTCTTCCAGGGCATACATGCAGCCGAGAACTCTATCATGCTCAAGAAGTTGGAGCAAGTTGAGGGTATGGCTGCTCAACATATTGCCAACGGGCTAACCTTGGAGTCAATGACTGCTGCATGGGAGGCCGCAGGCGGTTCCCTAGATCCTGACGATCCTTCGACGGAAGCACTGCGTAGGTTGTTGGACAACTACACCCTGGAGAGAACTGCTGTCGTCTTGAATGCGGGCGAGGTAGAGATGGGTGACCTTCTGTCTGTGCGTGGCAGGTCAAGTTCAGGCAGGGAGACGTTGGTTGCTGACCCAGTGACATCATCAGACGAGCCACTTACGCCAGCGGAACTCGACGAATACTTCAGAACAGAACTAGGATCAGACTCCCAAGAGTACGAGATACTAGAGCCGTACCTTGAGCACGTCATGGACAGCGGGGATAAGGTATCGGTAAGGGACGTGGCTATACTGTTCAGTGATGCAAACGGTGGTAGCCCGCTCAAGATTAACGCCGCAGTTGAGCACTGGAGGGAGGGTGCTGACTGGATACCTATTGGGACAGAGAGTGGTAAAAAGATAACCGTAACAATCGAGCCAAACCTTGACCACCCATTGTTTGAAACAGACTTACTCGTTAGCCCACTAGACAGGTACAAGGGTACGTCTACGGTCGAGTACACGTTCTCAATGCAAAAGAAGCCCGGCGCAGGTGGTGCTACCGACCGGGTTATCCTACTGGAAGACGTTAAGTACCATGACTCTGGTGCTCGTAAGCAGTTTGATGCGGATCAGTCCACCAGGGCAGTACGGTCGGGGGTGCGGCTAGCCCCGGATAGGCGAAGGTACGAAGAGCCTAATGCCCGGAGACAACGAGACAAGATCTCAATGCGGAAGGCACTGGGCGAGTACGCAGCGAGTACTGATGTTGGTGACTGGAAAGTTGTAAGGCTTGCTAACTTAGTATCTGGCAGGTACCCACAACACGCAGCGGGCGAATACGACCCCCACCACATGTGGGCCAAAGAGTTCCGGTACCGCAGGTTGCGCCCCGACGAAGGAACAACTATAGACCTGAAAGAAGCGAGCAACTGGGACACTGGTGGCGGGCTGCGGTTCTCCGATATCCATAGTAAGTATACCGACCATGTTCCACGTGATGCTAGGCTTGTGGTCGAGGCGAAGGTTCACAACAATAAGGGTAACGAGGCGTTCTTTGGCGACACACCCAACGAGAGGGTTGTTATATACCTCGACGAGGACGGGTATGTAGTAGGGTTCATTGACGGTAAGGGGAAGGCTAGGGTTGAGCACCTGGGCAAGCACCACCAAGAGGTGATAACAGATGCTAATGGAGCCGACCCAGGGTCGCATTCATCCAGCGAAATAGACAGCATGCTAGGTGACCACATACTGCCAGACGCTGCCGAGGTCGCCAACATAGTAGAGGCTCTGTCACAGGGCAGGGTGCAGCCAAGGGTGATTCTGAAACCAAGGAAAGTTAAACGTTTCGCTACCGGGAAGACGCATACGGGGGCAGAGCGCACAGTAGCAGTGCTTGACCAAGAGCACCTAGACGATGTCATGGACCCAGTGGCACTTGACGCTGACATGGTTGCCGCTAACCCCTTAAAAATAGAAACCCGTGACGGTGACGTTGACATAGGGCACAAAGACAACGTTGCGTTCGAGGCGTTCCATAGACTGCAAGCACGTATCCACTTACTGCTTGGGCTACACACAGGAGGACGCACCACAGAGTTAAGGGCACTAACGTGGGACGATCTGGAAGTTGTTACCAACGCTGAAAACGAACTAGTATCTGCTACCCTACGCCTTCCTGACATGAAGGGCAAGGAAGTCCCGGCACGCATGAAGCGTGTTTATAGGTTCTCTGGTGAAAACCTAGCCTTCATCAAAAAACTGCTGGAGTTCAAGGAGTTAGAGAGCGACCGGATAGACTACTTCGCAGGCAAGGTAGGCGAGAACGGAGAAGTCCCGCAGGGCGGAAAGTACTACCACTTAGCCAAGGAGATCAAGGACCAGGGCCACAGTGTAACCAGGATAGGCGACGGGGACACACCAATCATACGCTCATACACGGGGACGAAGAAGGGTGGCGTACTCCAGCATGGGTACGACCTGATTAATGCTGACCTAAGAGAGAGTCCAGGGTCACGCAGCGTCCCTGTCCCACTGGCTACATCGTGGAAAATGCAGAAGCAAGCGATGGCTGATCTGTTGAGCGAAACTTCAACTAGGGATAGATCGGGTAGAGGTGTTAGATGGACAAGGTGGAATAAAACTGTCAAGGGGTCAAGTAATGAGCCTATAGACATCACACGTAGAACCATACTGAACCTAGCCCGCAACTCCCTAGACATTGACTCATCAGGAAGGCAGTACTACGAGACTGTGGTACGTGCTATCACGGGTCATGCGGAACCTCCGAAGCGGGTCGAAGGGGCGGACAGTACCTTCACCCAATCCTACCAGCAGGAATACGAGAATAAGGTGAAGGTCCGGCGTGAGAAAGAGTACAAGCATACACCCGCCGTAGTTCAACAAGTGCACGAGGACTTGGGCCGACTTCCTAGTCCTGAATACTCCAACTCTTTTGAGTCCGGTGCCATAGGGGTGCTGTCGTCTAAAGGGGCTGGCCCTGGGTATGACCTTGACGCACTTCGGGACATGGCTGTAGACGAACTGAATGAAGTACGTGACTCCATGGGTGATGACACAAAAAAGCAGGAACTGTTCCGCAAGTTACTCGATGTCAACATACGTATACGATTGGAGAGTATGCGTCCGGGGGATGTCCGAGACCTGCGCTGGGGTGACGTAGAACTGGACGCAAGTGGTCGTGCCGATGTCAAGATAACCTACGTCACAAGCAAGACAGAAAGGGGACGCAAGGGCGGCAAGAGGCCCAAGACTGAGTACAGAAAGAGGGACGCAGTCTTGCGAGACTTGTTGGTGGAAGCCCGCACTCTAGATCGAAAGAAGGACGGATTCAATGAAGCAAGCCCCGTACTAGGGCAACTGAGGTCAACTAGAAAACTAAGCAAATACACCGCCCTTCTTGGCGAAGGCGCATGGCTTAACGGACTCGACGATAACGTGCACATGGAGGCTGCTTTACATAGGGGGCTGGTGTCTAGCATGCCCTCTGACGTGCAGTGGTCAGTAAAGAGAACCAATGCTACCGGGGCCGATTCATACGTGTGGGTAGACAACTCAAATGCAACACTGGCTGATACGTCGCAGTGGCGGGACCACGCTGACCAAACCGCTCGCAAGCACTACACCTCAGACGAGACACTATGGGCCAAGGTGCCCCTACCTCCCAGGAGGGACGGCAAAAAGAACTACAGGTCAACGACACAAGTCATGCGGGAGGTGCGTGCGTTACACCAGACTTTATGGGAACTGTTGGAAGAAAGAGGCGTGCAACTACCTTCAATAGAAGACTACCTAGACCTAACGCTTGACGCTAGCATGCTAAGTAAAATGCTAGACAACCCCGTGCTTCGTAATAGGTACGACCGAGGTTCATGGGAGCCTGAAGGGGTGCCGCTGGTCACGAATCCTTCCAGGCCGGGATACGACTCAGCAAGAATCGGTGCTGTAATGACCGAGGTGAGGCGAGACATAAAAGGCATGCACCACATACGGACCATGGACGATCTGGTGAACAGGACAAAGACAGTCTACTCAAAGAGGAAGGGTGTTGAAGTACCAAGGGTCACCCCGAAGGTGCACTATACGAATATCGCAAGGCGCATGGATACTCTAGCGGGATACTCTAGCGAGTTAGCAGCCGAACAAAAGGCACGCTACACCGCATGGCATGAAGCCGCACAACTGCGGGAGGGGGTGGTCGAATCTAGCGTCACTGGGCCAAGAGATCTAAGGAAAGCAAGGCATATAGGTGATCCCGAAACCCGGTACGAAACGACACGAACTGTTGATTCCCTGGAGTACCCACTTGCCGATCCTCATAACAAGATCCTCATTGCCGAAGAGCAGTCGGTGTCAGTAGAAAGGTTCAAAGATGGCGGTCTCGTTTCTACCGGGTTGAAGGCTCGGTCGTTCACGCAAGGCCCGTCATACAGGACGCAACTCATTGATCGCAAGGACGACCTCTTCTCCACACGTGACGGTGAAGTCCGTGCGTTGTTCAGGTTCAACGAGACACTAGGCAACATCATAATCGCCATGAAGAACCCTAACGCCAAGGACGCACTGGAGGAGGTGTTCCACCATATTGACGTAACCCTTCTCAAGAAGACAGTCCCATTGGAAATGCGTGGCGGGGTCACTGACGAAATGATTGACGCACTCGACCAGTTCGCTGGCAACAGAACCTCCGTTGAGGGGCGTGAACGCTTGGCTAAGGCGTTTATAGACTTCGCCAACAATAACCGTGCGCCTGACGAAATGGTGTACACCGTCTTCGAGAGGGTCATGCGGTTCCTTCGTAGGTTGTTCAGGGTTGTAGAGACACACCCAGGTAGAGACATGGAGGGAGTGATGACACCTGAGGTACGGGCTGCGTTCAGTCAGATACTACAGCGCAGACGACTCACCTCTCCCGCCGAGATACAACTGAGGAATGCTATAGCCAGCAGGGTCGTGGACCCTAACGATCCAACTCAATGCGCCAACGCCTTGCTGCTAATAAACCGTAATGCTCAATCGCAACGACAGTTATTGGACGACCACTCAGCGGCTGGTATCTTACTGCACGTGAGGAGCAGGAGTTACTCGACCTCGTATTGACAGGTGCGACTCCAGAGATGATAGAACTGTTTGGTGCTAGGGTTGGGACTATCGCAGGCAAGTTGGTTAGGAGCATGATGTTCCTCACACCGGGGTCACGCCTGCTTGCTTCGGAGAACGCCTCGGCCCAGAACGCCGCACTCCTGCTTACCAACACCGGGATAATCCTGGATGGTAACGGCGTTCGTACTGGTAGTTCTCTCGACAGGATGCATACGGGATTGACGAACGACTCCCTAGAAGTCTCGATGAGGTACCAAGACCTAGCGACTAAGAACATAAGCGAGGGAGGCATCTTAACCGTGGCTGAGTTCGATAGGTTGCTTGTCATAGCCGAGCAGTTCCTGGCACCAGACGAAGCCATACCTAAAGACTTCCACCTAATGACACCTGAACTGGGGGTGCGAGGAGAGGACGGGTTTGTAGAGAGCAGGCGTATAGAGACATTCACAGGAGACGAACTGTCCGACGCAGACTTGGTTAACCTGGAGGAAGCCCGAGCGGTACACAGAGAGGCACTTAATCAGCAGGACGTGTTCCTCGACACCACTGGGGTGCGCTTGCTATCTGAGGTAGAAGACATTCGTAAGTTCTACCGGGAAGTGTATGGCGAAAGCGTGTTCCACCGTGTCTTTGACACAGGGCTTATAGTAGAAAACTACAACGAGGTTGTGGATGCTGTCATGCATGGTTGGAAGGAATACCACGATCACATGGTAGGCAAAGGTTGGGAAGAAGGACAGCCCCCTAACGTGGACACGCCTGAAGGCATCAAACTACAACGCATAGAAGAGGCGATCACGGAGACCGAAGCCGACCTTAGCAGGTTGCATGAACCTGGGCGTAACACTACAAAGGCTAATGACCGGGAGTACCGTAAGACAGCGGCAAAGTTAAATCGGCTGGCAACCAAAGACAAACCCCGTCAAGTGGCCGAGATGAAGGCATTGGAACCCGACAGGGACAAGGCAATGGGCATTGTGTCGCAGTGGGGTAGAGCACCCTTGAGTATCGTAGACCAGTCATGGCTAGGCGTATCAACTGCGCCAACCAGCACGGTTGCGGATCAAACGAGGTCTATCCTTATATCGGACAAGTGGTTGATGCCGTACCTCAAGCACTCTGGTAGCGAGCAAGCGGTACAGTTCGGCAAGCGACAAGGCATACAGGGTCTGAGTGTCAGTAAGTTGGGGAGGTCAGACCAGAAGAAGTTCATCAACAACACGAAGAGGCTGTTGGCTGAGGCTAAAGAGATCGAAGAGAAGATGCAGGGCATAGAGGCGCAGCACCGAGATCCCGCTGCTACAGACACAATAGAGATAGCAATCCCTGAACTGAATGAACTAAAGTCCAAGTTGGAGGACATCAGTGACGAGATAACCGTGACCACAGACATCCAAATGATTGTGACTGACGCACACCTGATGCCAACACAGGGCGAGGGCGACTTAACGCCCGAGGCTCTAGTCAGTTTCGTAAACGAAATAGAGGAGTTGGGTCGTGTCCGTAGGGACATGATAAAGGAATACCGTAGCATAAACCGTGAGTTGAATAAGGATGACGCTGGATTAAACGGCCTGAATGCTTTAACAGCCGAAGAGATAGATGCCAAGAAAGTACTCTTAGGTGAACTTCGTGATGCTATAAAGGCCAACGCCGACTCGATCAATGAGAAGTCAGCGGGGATAGGGAAGAGGGGCGGCAACTTAGGCGAGTTCCATGTGTCTGAGCGTGTGCGTGGTGCTGCTAGGCCTGACGCTGAAGGCACTCCGTCAGTTCAACGGGACACAACGCAAGGAACCGACCGGGGATTCTCACCTGCTACACGACTGATAAGTGAGTTCGAGGGATACGAAGACCTTGGTTCCGGGGCTGTACGGGTACACGAAGAGATACACACGTCAGTTGCGAGGTCTGCTGCCATTAGAAAGAAGGGTGGCAGGGAGATCAGCAACACTGTCCAAGTGATTAACTCCCTTGAACACTTGGCTGCTGGCATTCACCGTGACACAGGTTCCAGGTACCGTATCGGGGACGGAACAGAACTGTCGGCCAAGGGGCTAAGGGAGCAGGCCCACTTAGACTCTAGTTTGCGTGTCATACACGACAGGCTACACGGCAACCACAACAAGGTCTCCAAGCACTCCCCTCCATGGTTACGCTACACGCTCAAGAACGTGCGTAACTTGGTGTACTCAATGAGCATGGGTGCTGTAGTAAGGTCGAGCGTACCAGACATGGCTTCAACTGCGGCAGTGCAAGGGTTCGGGCCTAGTCTCGTGGCCTTCTCGAAGGTAGCCAAGAGGCACATGACTAGCATGTTGTCTAGGGGGGCTGACGACCCTGAAGCCAGGGGCTTCGATAGGACAATGTACGCCATGGAGGCCACGCTAGGGAACTACAGGCAGACAGCACTTAACGCAATCGAGACTCACAGACCACTGCATAGTATCGGTGCCGTTGGTAAGTCACCGGGAGAGCGAGTAACTGATGCAACGGCTGCTTTAGCACGGACCACCTCTACCTTCTCAGGTATCACCCGTTGGAATGGGTTCTGGAAGGAGGTCAACACACTAGCAGCCATGGATCACATGATAAGAATGGGTAAAGACCTACGGGATGGCAAGACTCCTAGTGATTGGGACTTGCGATACGTGGCTAGGGCAGGCCTAACAGACGCTGACCTGAAGAAGATAAGCATGCTGTCGGAACGGTTCGGTCGGGTAGAGCAGACGGCACTCGGAGGAGAGTTCGCTTGGAGTGGCGAGTACTTATGGTCGCCAATGCAAGGGATCGACGCTGCCGAGGTTGGCCGCTTACGCAACGAGTTCAAGGCTTCAATGCACACCATGGCAGAACTCGCTGTCCTATCCCCTGACGCTGGCAATGTGCCTGGGCTAGCCGACAGTACGGACGCTGGCAGCATGATAACACAGTTCAAGAAGTTCTTTATGATCGCCACTGTTAACGTCAGTATGCCTATGATGCAACGCACGTTCGCCGGAGACCCAAGGGTAATGACACACATAGCCTCCATGGCTATGCTTGGTGGCATGGTGTACTGGTGGTCTAGTGCAGCACGTGGAGTTGACCCCATACCTGCAATAGCAAGCCCAGAGCAGTACACTAGGGAGCAATGGTGGAACAACGTAGCGCAGGTGGTGTACGAAGCAATCGACCGAAGCGGCATGATGGGTATCTTCAGTGAGTTGCTCAACCTGTCCGAGCGTCTTGGTGTGGGGCCAAGCGTTGCCTTCGGAGGAGAGGGGTTGAGTAGGTCGAAAAGCAGACCTATCGGTCAGATAGTTCTCGGGCCAGCGGCAGGCAAGATGGAGGAGGCAGGCATTGTATTCCATAATGCTGTCAAGGCTATGTTCACAAGCGAACCGATCTCTCCATCGGCACTGAGATCGGGGAGAAGACTGCTCCCTCTCAACAACCTACTGCCCTTTAGCATGGTGTTCGACCAGGGGCATAGCATGCTAGGGGGGTACGAAGCACGCAATAGGTACACCCAAGACTTCGGGTCAAGAAACGTTGGTGACCACCGAGACTTTTACTACCACCATTTCAGGTGGGCGGAGCATAGGCTTGCCGACATGGTAGGGCTAGACGTGGACTACTCTAACTGGCACCCAGGGCGTAAGGTAGGATTGTAACATGGAAGACCTATTAAAAGAACTGGTACTGCAAGCACCTTGGGGAGTTGCTATACTGGTGGTAGTCATGGCGTTCTTACGGCACCTCGGCAAGCACAGCGAATCCATGACCAACGCACTACGTGAGAACAGCAAAGCAATCTGTCAGGTTGCGAAGGCGTTGGCTCGCTTGGAGGAACGTGTTGAAGCAATGCAGGAAAAGATTAGTTGGGAGGCAAAGAAGTGAAGATCGATAAAGAGTTGAAGTCCATTGGTTTGTTATGGGCTGTAATCATCTTAGCAGTGGTGGTGTCATTCACTGTCGGCTGCGAGGTGACCAGAGAAGTGGTGCTTGATCCGGCTGGTGTACCCACTGGCCTTGAGAGGGTTGTCGTTGAAGGACCGGGTGGTGACATGGTGGCTGTTGGTCACGAGGTTATTGAACGCCTTGCACCTCTACTGCCCGAACCTTGGAACACAATCCTTACTGCGCTTGCTGCTGGTTTCTCTGCTGTGTTTGGGGCGTGGGTTTTTAAGTCACGTCAAGACAAGAAGGCAATACTGTACAAGATTAAAGAGGGTGAGTAATGGCGAAGAAGACAGGTAAGACTGGGCGTAGAACCCCGACGGCTGCACAAAAAACGGCACTAAAGAGAGAGGCCGCCAGAAGGAAAGAGAACCGCAAGGACAAGGCTCTATCAGCCTCTAAGGGCAGTGTCCGACATGCGGCAAGTCATAGCCCCATGTCGAAAAAGCGTGCAAGTAGTCAAGTAGATGCCAGTAGGGGGCACGACTCCCGCACTATACGCACGGGGGAAGAGAACACTTTCAAAGAAAAACAGGACACGAAGAAGCGGGATGCGGCCCGGAAAAAAGCCCGCTATACAGAGAAGACAGCCAAACAGAAGAAGGCAGGATCGACAGAGAGGACAGCCAAACAGAAGAAGGTCAAGAAGCGGCCAACGAATAGACGCAAGTTCGGGAGTGTATAGTGGGGGTGTCATGGAATAGCAGTAGTACCGGGTATGGTGACCCAGAGGTAAAAACCCCCAGGTCACCCTACTCTCTCAAACCCTCACGCACCCGGTATCGAAGATCACCTGCCTCGTCGGCCATTACCCACGGCAGACCTCAACTGACTGTTGCCGCCACCGCCAGCATTCCCCGCCCCTTGGCTGCGGTACTGCTGCTGTTGGCCCTCACCGTCGTCGTCATTGCCTTCAGCAACACCAACTAAGCCCTGAATCAGGTACCTACGCATGTACGTCATGTAAGCACCGAACGGTTGCGGCCCCTTCTGAGGCTCAACGAACGCCTCACTTGACCTCGAAGCACTCGTGGCACCATGTATGATAGCGCAACACATGACATGCCCAGCAAAGGAGGACGTGGTCACGCCACCCTCGTCAGACACAGTGCTCTCACGCTGATACAACTGCCATTGAATGCGGCACGTGGTGGTCACATACAGCCCATGCTTGTTCAACACAGGCTCAATGTCCTCCAGCAACGTGGACAGTTGCGTATACCTGGACTTGAAGTGCGGATTCACACTGTCCTTCTTGGTGTTACGTAACTCCGATTGAGCAGCCACCAATGCAGCGTCAAGGGACTTATGTTCAACCGGACCACCCTTCTTCGAGTCCGTCTTCGTCGCCTTCTTCCTTGTCTCGTTCATCCTCGAACCTCTCTCCCAGTTCTATTATCGTCTCACGTAGTAAGCAGCGAACACAATCGTAAGCCGCCTTATTAATAGCGATCATGAGGTTAGCGTTAGACTTACCATCCAATGGAACAGTACACCCCAACCCCAACTCTACGTACTCCTCTCCCATCCAGCATGTTGTTAGTTGTATGTCAACCAGCACTTCGTTCTCGCCACAATCAGACAACGAATGAGCATTATCTTCAGCCCGCTTCGCTGCCCGTTTCTCCCTGTCTATCTCACGGAGTAGTTTAAGTACCTCTTCACGCCTTCTCAGTTGATCCATTATGGGACTCCTTAACCTTCAGCATACGGTAGTTAGTGTCCGGGTTATCGCCTACCCCCTTACGGGTACGTAGCGAGTACTCCACATGACCACCATTGTAAGTGCCCACCTCTGCGTCACCAAGAGCCTGTATAAGCCTTACCCTTGCTTCCTTCTCAACACGCTTAGTCTCTATCGAAGCCTTCCGTGCCTTCTCGTATAACTGTACCAACTTACGGTCAACCTCAGTCACCTTGGAGGGCACCCTCTTGAGCCTCTTCAGTGTACGCTGGGCAGGCAGGCACCCTTCCGGGCACACACCAGCCATTACATTGCTCTCCCAGAACACGGTGCATGTTTGTACCATGCTGTCTATAATGTCCTGGTCACGCTCGACCACGTACAACTTGAACTTCAGTACGAAGTCAGGCATAAGCACGGGCACCCACACCCTGTCGAATCCAGTGACATACATTTGCCACTGTGTCTGGGCTAGGTAGGTGAGAGGTATCTGGTCAGTCCCCTCCTCACCCCAGTCGTCGGTCTTGCTAGTAGTCTTTGCCTCAACACCCTCGTTCTTACCAACCAGCACCCCGTCCATGGTAGCACTGGCCCACTTGAGTTCAGGGTGTACACGAAACTGATTGCGCTTGATCTTACCCACCTGATCCTGGGCGAAGTCAAGTACACTCACCTCCAACAGGTTGCCCGACCTGATAGCGTCAGGCACCTTCTCATTGGAGGATTCAAACTCACTGGTCTTTGCGTAGTAGACATCCGCCGCCGTCTTGAACGGGCTAACACCCAAGACAGCGGGGACATCCGACGCACCAAGGTAACGCTTACGCCTTGCTTCGTGCGCCGGAGTTAACCCCATAACCTAACCTCTCTTCGTCAAGATTAAAGCGAACACCATTAGAATGAATCCGATTGCCAAGTAACCAAACACCATGAACCACACGCTAGGGAACACCGGGCCGCTCAGGTTAGCGATAGTCATGCACGCTACTGCGCCAAGCACACATAAGGCCACCATTAGGAGCCTTCAGTGTACGGCTCAGTCATGTACTCACTGAACTTGTTCTCAATGTAGTGGCTGTACCATGTCATGTACTTGAACGCCAAGGTCGAAGGGTCTTCGTCAAGCGGAGCAGCCAGCCCGTACAGTTGACTGATCCTCGGCAGCGACTTGCCGCACTCGAACTGACCCAACGTCACATGCGAACAGTCAGACAGGTCAGCCAGTTCCTTCTGCGAAAGCCCAGCACGCATACGCAGTACACGCACAGGGTTGAACTGCACAAACAACTTACGAGTGACCGCCGCTTGCAACTTGTCCTTCGACTCCTTGGTAACAGCACCACCGCCATTGGCTTGCAGCACTGAGAGTACTAGATCAAGCACCTCGTTGGGCACTTCATCCGTTTGTTCTCGTTGGTTCTCTTCGGTCAAGGTTTCAAACCTCTCCATATCTCATACTCCCTCATCAGATTGACTGGATCTTCGAGCGTTGCTCGTGCCACCAGCCTAGTTAGTCTTGTCGTGGCTCGCTTATGCCCTGATTCCACAGTTGAGTAGTATCCCCGGCTCATGCCAATCATGGCCGACAACTGCTCTTGACTTAGACCTAGAGACATACGTGCTACCCTATACGGGCACATGCATATCCACGCTTTATGCATCGTCTTGCGGGAAGGAGGTGGGGTGCTAGATAATCTTCCGACGCACTCCCGGCCAACCCAATCCTCTCTGGGTAACGACATGTCTCTATTCTATCACACTCTCTCCTCGTTACAAGTTACTCTGCCACGTCCCGCAACGAATCCACAACGAACCCACTCGTGTCAGCCTTCGCTTCCTTACCCTTCGGCTTCAGCACCACAATGGCACCACCTTCCGGGTTGGTTTGTGTATCCAGGAAGCGGAAGTCATGCTCGTCTCCGTCAATCAGGTCAACCTTACGCCCGCTCGGCAGTGTGTACTGCCCCACTCCAAACTCAGGACGTTCACGGGACACCACCGACACGTTACCACCATACTCAAGCACGTTGATACAATCCGCCCAGTTATCCGAGCCTCGACTGAACGTGAGGTGGTAGTTGTATGGGAAGTCACCGTCCCTGAAACGTGCAAGGTACTTCAACATACGATGCGGTATCTTCGTGTAATCGTAGTAGTGCACGTATGGTCGGTCAGTCAACTCAAAGATGTTCTTGCCCATGTCGCACAAGTACTTCTCCCATAAGATATCACTGCCACCGTTCAAGCGGACAGCCAACCCTTGGTCATACTTGGGGTGACCGGGGAACCCGAACGAAAGGTGACGAACTTCATCCACCACCCTACGTGTGAACCACACCCGGTCAGCCAAAAACATGCAAGTCTTAGCAAACTCATACAACTGGCAATCCCTGAACCGTAGGTGCCCAGCATACACTGCCAGGCATGTCTCCGAGCAGTGGTCAGCCTTAGGGCACGAGTTGTGCCTACTTACCCGAGGCATTAGTGCCCCCGGCAGGTAGAACTTCTGCTCGACAGCCTTCAGTATCAACTGACCCTCTAATGTATCAGCGATCTCATTGGCCATCATGTGAGGGGACAAGAACATTACTGTTGACAAGTACCCCATTTCAACAGCCAACTTCCGTGCCTTACTGCTCTCACCTAGCAGGTTGTTCACCCTGAAGGGGTACCCATTGCTACGCTTCAAGCCAGGGACTTCAAGTATTGGTATACTCATAACTCTCTCTCCTTCTAAGGCTGTATCATCAGTGCAGGTAGCCTATCCCCTACATATAGGTGGGCATGTGGCGTATCTGGGCGTGTAGTTGCACTTTACCCATGCCATAAGCCCACCTATTTCAACTCAGTACCCGATCAGTTCAGGCTCGACCAAGCGTTGTATCCCAACTCGTCACCCCAGGCTGCCGCCTGTTCTTCGTCCGGCACCGTGATCATACCGAGTGCCCTCGATCCGAGCACGCTCGAAGCCATGCTGAGGCGGTCATAGACTGCACTCGCTAGTTCACGACCCCTCGATTCCGTGCGGCTGAATCGGTTCTCGCCCAAGCCAGTAGTCTCTGCGTTCTGCAATGCCCAGGTCACGAAGTTTCTGACCCCAAGCATTGATCGACCACCTTCACCCTCGAAGGAACTACCGAGAGGTCCGGTATCGGGGAAGGTCCGAGACCACTGCTCCTTCAGGTCCGAGATTTGGCGGACACGCTTGCGAAGAATGCTCTTGGAACTGTACCCATCCTCAGGCTTCTTGAACGAAGCCTCCTCGCTCTCGGCTGTCTTGTACTCGGACGAAGACGACCAAGTGCCCGTCAATGCGAACGCAGCGAGCGAGTTGAAGCCCGAGTGAGTAGTCACCTGATCCGCCTCGATCTCCAGGTTCCTGCGTGCTTTCGCAAGCCCAATGGTATTTGGTTGAACACTGAGGCAAGCAGCGTTGAATGCCTCGTGAAAGGCCTCGAAGGTGGGCGGTCGCAGTGTACCGCTGTCGGGATCTGTGGTGTACGGTGTGCTGAGGGCACCGACTGTGTGCTTTGTCTTCTCGGTTGTCTGTGACGTGGTCACATACATACCGTTGAGACACGCCAAACGGGTGATCACGCTGTCGAATGACAACTTTGATTTGCTGTCCCAACAACAGTTCACTGTCACCCCATGCCCGAGGTCACCAATCCCTCGGACATTGCTATGGGTGTCCCTCCATGAGACACCCAGCGACAGTCCAGCCAGCCCGCCACCCGACATGCGGCGTGACACCGTGACCTCGTACTCCTCGGGCACGTGCTCTTGGTCCAACACCCGTTGCAATCCTTTGACGACCTCTCCAATCGGGAGTGCCACATGGTTGTCCTTGTGATGGGCGATCACAAAGGAGGACGGCTTCGGTCCCAAGTTGTTGTGTGGTTGCATTGGTGACCGCACTGCTTCGGTGATCCAGAAACTGGATTCCACATTGCTGCTTGAGTACACCCGCACTTTGTTGTGCGTCCACTGCAACAGGTCTTTGACCCTTGGGTGGTTTGCTAATCGACTCATACTCTCTCCCTCTATCAAGCCTGACACAGACTATCCGTGCCAGGATATTTCAAGATTGAAGACGGGGTCCGTGTCGCCGGAAGCCCTGAGGCTATGCGGACTTACGAGTAACAGGATAAACCAAGACACTTTACCTCATACGGTGTATGTATGACCTATTACACACGGGTCTCCGAACCCCGTCCTCTCTGTCCTCTCACCACTTTAGGGGTGGGGCGTGTAAGT